CCATAGATAAATCCGTACGTGAGATTTTTCACCTGTGATCTTGTACATCCGACACGATCAGCATTCTGTTGGTGGATATCACCATTGATAACGACATCAGCAAAAGCACCTTCGTCATAGACGCTGAGGTAGTGGCCTAGGCACCTGAGTTCGAGCCCTTCTAAGTCTGCTCCTACCATGATGAAGCCAGGGTGAGGGACAAACAGCTCACGAGCCCACGGTGCACTGACAACCTGGCCCAAATTTGGACCCCGATGCGCGTTCCTACCCGTTTGAGTAGCCAGTGAGCAACTGTGGTGAATGCAGCCGTCTGATTCAATAGTGTTGAACCAGGAGTTAGCCCCCTCACTTAATTGACCTAACCATTTCTGTAGGGTCAGAAGACGGATGAACTGGACGCATTCATCATGAAGCTTTTGATTATCTTGCTGTAGTGCAATATCTCGGATCTCTGAGAGAGTGGCTTCATCGACTTTAGGTTTACCTGTTTCGGTAACTTTGGTGAAACGAGCACCGCTATGCGTTTGCAGAGCCCATGCAATGTGCTGACGGCTTGTAGGGTTGAAGTCCAGAAGCTTAGTCATGGGTGAACCAGCGCTATACCCTTTTGTCTTATTAGCTCGTTTTGGGGTATAGACCTTACCAGGAACAAAAAGAAACTTAGAAATCAGTTTGTTCTGAATTTCATTCATCTCTTGCTCCAGCGTTGAGCGAACACGTTCTGCTGCACTAATGTCAAACCTAAATCCTGATGCTTCCTGCTGAGTCATGATCTCAGCCATACGCATCTCAAGTTCAACGCAATCAAGCATCTTGTTTCTCCTGTTTGTTGAATCCAAATTTCTCTTTAACTTTTTCTTCTCGTTCCTTAGTACGCAAAGAGTGTGCATACTTAGCAACGCTTTCCATAATCTTTAGTGAGTCTTCAACCGAAGCGTCAGGACATCCATCTCTGATTACATTGAATAAAGATAGAAAGTGATCTGCAGCTGATTGCATTTCTTCCACGGTAAGTGGATCATTCTTTTTAGGCATAGTCGTTCATTCTCCGTTGCATTAGGTTCCAAAGTCTTATTGTGACTTCTGTATCTTGGATACAGTAATCAAGCATTTCAGGTGTATACACAGCCCAGGCTCCATCGTTTTTAGCGAAGTCACCTTTGAAGCACTTAAGGCGATAGCCCCATGCTTCTAGGCTATGTCGCCCATACAGGCGCTGTGGCATGCCTGTAGGACGGCGTTCGTGATCTCTATCCATGATGTGTGGATAGAACAAACGACTTAATACGAGTGTGTCAACGCACTTTCCTTTAGGAGCAAAGTCAGGAAACTGTTCCTTAATTAGAGGTATATCAAAACCAATGATGTTATGACCAATAAGTACATCAGCACTTTCAAGTCTTTTTACACCTTGAGTAATTGACTGATCTGGACGATTGTCAAATACAAAAGTATCATCTACATCATCACGCATAACCATGCAGTGAATAGTTGATCCTCGTCTTAGTAAGCCCGTAGTTTCAAGGTCAAAAATTAATTTAGTTTTCATCGAGGGTAGTTGTTGCATCGTTTGGATCATATTCATCTGGCGCAAACGGGTTTGTTTCGTGGAAGAGAACGGAATCGATTTCTCTGTCATTGGCATTGGTCGAGAATCTTTGGTCTTCATCTGTAAAAATTGGTTCAATAGAAATGTTGAGTTCTCTAGAGAGTCTTGCTGCTTTTCTGAATTCATCTTTATAAAAAGGTTCCCAATCGTGTGCTGAGATTATGATTTTTGAAATTCCCATCAAATGGGCCTGAAATACCGTTGTAGAAAACGGATAGCGAGTGCTGTATATAACAGCTCCAATAGCCGATGTTCCGTTACGAGCAGCGGCGGCAATGGCATATGAAATGCAGTCAACTTCAACTTTGCTGTCAGTTAATAGGCTTCTCCCATCTCCAATGATTTCTCTACCACGGACAATAATACACCCTCCGGGAGATCTTGGATGTGTTGACGCTTTAGAAACTGCCTCTGCAACTGCAATGAAATAGCGGTCTTTATTTTTTATATATGTGGGGTCACCTGCTGGACTGGGCATATTCACATTTTTGCTTTCTTGTCCTATATTAAGTAATGAAGTCTAATAATGCGGCAAATAAATATGTCCGATTCAAGTAATTCAAAGGAAGATCCAGGTATTATTAATTTTCCATTTCATTTCAGTGCAGCTCAAAAAGCAGCAGGCAGTACACATCTTGGCAAAGACATGGTGAACTCACCATCTCATTACACATCAGGACGTGTTGAAGCTATTGAAGTAATTGAGGATGCAACTAAAGATGCTCCGAGTGTCATAGCTGGTGTGTATCATGCAAATGTTTTGAAGTACCTGCTTAGGTTGTGGTACAAATCCAAATCGAAAGAAGATGCGCAAAAAGCTCAATGGTATTTAAGAAAGTTGATTGATTTGCTATGATATTAAAGCCGCAGATATGCGGCCTTGTTGTCAACAACGTTGAAAGTATAGATAATTTTGACGTATTTCTAGGATCTCGTGATCCTGTATATGTGGCAAAAGGGCATCATATGTGTATTGAATATCGTGGACGCTGTGTGTGAAATAAACAGAGATACCCTCAGATAGTTCTGGCTTAGAAGAAGAATACCAAACAACTACTTTAAATGCTTCCCAGGGATTTAACCCTTGGGACACCCAACTGTTCAGCTCTTCCAGACGCTGGGCAGTTTTTATTATGTGATGCTCATGGGCTTCAGTCTGCGGCATGCACATAATTTCATTATTTTCTAGCAGTGCATGCTTCCACATCAAAGTACCATCTTTAATAATTAATCGACAGGGATGTACTTTGTTTTGTGATGGTAGTTCAAAGAAAATACTAGAGGATATATGTTTACTCATTAGATCATTCCTCTATTGTCCTCAAAGTATTCAAGATCCTTTGACCAGTTATCTCCAGCATATTCACTGTAGATTACACGGCCAACGTCTCTAAAATTACTGTAGAACAATGAGACACGATCAATATCGGTAAGTGCTTGACTAGTAGGTGGACCAAATATAATTAGGTTCCATGTTGAGGGTGAGACAGGCTCAAACCCTGTAGAAGTGGCTCTCAGTTGCTTAACTCGTTTAAAAGGGATGCAAATAGGATAATCCCAGACGACAGGTGCAGCTCGTAATAACTCAGAGGCACTACTGAAGAATACAAAACTTTTGATATATCCATTACGGTATTCATCCAATGTTTTATTTAACCAGATACGTGAATCACGGACTGCTCCTTTTGGAGCAACCCAAACATTACCGTGCCAATGTTCCTGCAAAGGGTTCACTTCAATGCCTGGTACAGAGGTGGCATCAACCAGAACCTGCTGAACAGGATCAGAAGTAGGGTCAAAGTCAATGCTGCCCATTACTTCCCTAGCCCGGTCAATGAGCTGTGGAGTTGGGTAAAGAGGTAGCTTTAGTCCTTTAGCAGCTAGTTTATCCGCTAAATTCTTCTGCGAGCGCTCTAAAGCTTTCTTGGCACCCACCTGCTTCGACTGCAAATGTTCTTGTTCCAGCATCACTGATCAGAGTTATAAGTACATTTTTGGACCAGTCATTCTTATCTATTTCTTCGATCAAATCTCTGAGCATATCAAGAACCTTTTCATCTTCTTCACGTTCTGCAGTAACGATATCTTTCTCAACAGAATGACCGCTCATGAAGGTTGTGGAATCATTCATTAAATTAATAACGAGGGTTCCAGCACCTTCACGCTCAATTCCGTTGATAGCAACATTAATTAGATCATGAAGAATCAACTCGGCAGTAGCAGTAAGGAATTGCTGCTCTTGCTCCTTTTCTTTACCGAACTTGTTTGATTTAAGCAGGTTTTTAATTAGATCTGTTCGTCTAGACATATGCGAATGACTCTCTAATAAGGATAGGTGAATTGTAACGAGTATGTGGAGTTTTATTGAGATTAGTTTTAGTCAGAAGGATCAGATTGACTGGTATGACGACCATTCAAAATATCATCCATAACTGTCTCAAATCTATCTGAAAATTCTGTGTCAGGTGTAAAGATTAAGTCAGCTCTTGCATCGTTCTCCATCTCCTTAATTGCTTTCTCCTGTTCTTTCATAGCTTCTTCTAAAGTGTATTCAGCAACCCTTTGTCTAAGCGTGTGAATCTGACACTGAAGTTCAAAGCTTTCTAGATAGGAATCTGCATCAACAAAAACTCCAATTTTTTGTGGTATTAGGTGAAACGGATTACAGCAATACTTATTGCCACAAGTAGATTTAACTCCTGTATAGCCTAAGTCACCCCAGGTGTACCACATTGCCACACGTTGAGGATGATGTTGAGTACTGCCACTGATGCCAGGGCGTCTCCAAGGGAACTGTGGCATACCAGTGCCAGGTGCTTTGTAGCCTTGCCACTCCCAACATTCGTCAGGTTGGCCAATGTCAACTTTAGACCAGAATTTGAGAGCACGTTTTTGTTCACGTTTAAGTAGAAGATCAACATCTAGTGACATACGACCTTCACGTGCAGCAGCTACACAGCGAACGCAAGCCTGATGACTATCAAACCTCATCGAGGAAGAACTGAAGCGACCAATAGAATGGCCTGTATAAATACAGAGTGGCCCTTCTTCAGCAGTGTTCGATAGGTTTAGATTGCGTCTGCCATATGCATGGCCTCCGGTTTTCTTGCTTGGCTGTGCTTCTCCCATTAGAAGTTCCCTTCTGGTTTTACATATGCACCACCATGAGCTTCATATTGCTGCTCAATAGGCAGTAACTCAAGTTGATTATTTAATTTGTGTTCGTATCTTGTACTGTTTTCGTATTTGATACGTACAAGCTTGGATCTAGGTGTGTAATACTCAGGCTTTCCAACGACTAATGCGTTGAGCCCATTAGGCATTACAAGTACACGATGTCCAATTTTGATGTCAGATGCTTTCATTTTTATTGATGAAATATATGTTTTCTGTAACTAAAGTGTAGTTAGAAGTCGTTAAGAATGTGATCTTCAATTAAAGGATCATTCTCTGGACGACGCCATACACGAATAGATTTACGTTTACCAGAAACGTTATCTTTCTTGGTTGTGACTACACGTCTCCAGCCTAAAGACTGAAGTACATCAGCTACTCTCCTGCCTTCACGGCGGCCTTGACTACGAGGATCTAGCTCTAGAGCACTCGTAAGTACTTGGACGGCAGTTACCTCAGCTTTGTCAGCGACGTAGGGAGTAATTTTTTCAAGCCACGGATCTGGATCACCAAACTCTTGAATGTATTCAGAGATAGCAAGAATTTCATCCCTGCTGAATTCATAACCGATACTCTCCCGGTATGCAGTAATTGCAGCAGCCCACAAACTGTCACGCTCCTCACATAAAGTCTTCCATGGAATTTCGAATCCAGGGCCTACTTCAAGAGGAACAAAACGACGGTTGCCAGTACTATCAACAAGGAACTGGTTCCTATTAGTAGTACCGATGAGGACGAAACGCCGAGCAAGTTTGCTAGGCAACTGAGCGTAGGGAAAGCGGACTTCATCCACTCTTGTCGTAATGAGGTTTTTAAAGTTTTCAATATTTCTGACATTGAAATAATTGTCAATTTCAGGAAGCTCTAATAACCATGCTACGTGTAATCTGTACTGCTCCTTCATCAAGGTATCGATTGGAGTAGTAATTTCTGAAAACAGATCCTGAGGAACAAGGCTTCGAGCAAACATTGATTTGCCTACACCTTGTGCTCCTACAAGGATTGGTAACCATGACATTGTGCAGCCAGGATTGTATGCTCTTGCTACTGCACCAACCATCATTCTCTGCATTGCAGTTGTAGCAATCTTGTGGTTATTGCCTAGAAAGACTTCACCAATACGATTCCAATCTGGATGTGGTTCAGAATTTGCCGAACAAGTATCAAGATACTGTCTGATTGGGCAGTATGAGTTTTGTTTAGCAGCCCATTGAACTGCTGCTTTAATGCGTTGTTCTGGAATAAATATCCCGTTCTCACAAGCCATTTTGACAGTCATAAGGTCAAGGTCATTTCCCTGAAGAATGCACTTCTTGCCCTGATCATTGTCGTATTCAATCGAATTAGTCAGTTCATTAGTTCTGAGATTGTGTAAGATTGATTTTACTTTTTCAACATCTCCCTGACGCTCCTTAGCAGCGTCATCTGAGGACTTTTTTGGTCTACCTCCTTTCTTCTTAGCCTGTGATACATCAGGCAAGGGTTCTGGTTCTAGTCCTTGATCAAGCATTTTGTCTCCAGTGTAAGTATTAATTAGTTCGTCAAGATCAGGAAGTGGATCAAATTCTGTATAACCAACAGCAGAACCAACAGCACCAAATCTCAAGTGACCAGGTAGCTTTCTAACCCAATCAGCATCTTGCTTTTTTGCAAGCGAATACAGTGTAGTATGTCCTGAATAGTTACCGAGACCTCTCCATTTAAATGCTTCGGTATTTTCCTGTTTTTCACCATGATGGCCACGTAATACCCAATCAACCCAACAATCAAATAGAGGCTCTCCTACGCCTGCACAAGCAGCCATGATGGGTACGTAGTAGCTTTCATATTCACCATCTTCAGAAGGTCTCAGAAAGTTATCTAGGAGCCACTGACAGCGTTTAATATCGATATCCGTAACGTCAGAAGCTGTGAAATTGACGGCTTCTTCATAGGCAATATCGTCTAATAAAAACTCTGGTACTGGATCATATTCTGGATTACGATGAACAACCGCATTTGTATTTCCAAACCAAAGTCTTTCAGGCTTTTGGCCACAGTTATCAGAAAGATCTTCAATACCTAGCTCAGTAATTAAACGATTGACAATAAGAAAATAAGCACCCCGATGCTCCGATGAAGTCATGAGCTTTTTCCCTAATGGAAACAAAGCTCTGAACCTATGCTCTGCTTCTGTATGGCTAGCTGATGTATATGTAGCAGCACACCAGGCACGAGCAGTATCTGTAGACCAGAAGCGAGCAAGAGTGGT